ATAAATTATCAAATTCATCAATACAAAGATTGTCAAAAGATGAGGGTAATAATTTTATATTAAAATATCATTATTCTGGAGATGTTATGCCAAGACTTACAAAAGAAAGAATTGGAATAAGAATTGATGGTAAATTATTAGCAGTTCTTACATTGGGTTGGGGAACAAGACCACTTCATACAATAAAAAAATTATTTCCTAATTGTGAAACACAAGATTATTTTGAAATTGGAAAAATGTGTTTGCACGACAAACTTCCAAGAAATTCTGAAACTATTTTTTTATCTAAAGTAGCAAAATGGTTAAAACAAAATTATCCTGAAAAAAAATATTTATTTACTTGGGCGGATGGAATTGTTGGTAAAGTTGGTTATGTATATCAAGCATTTAGTATGTATTATGGAGAATATATTTGGACTGATGTATATGTAACAAAAGAAGGACATAAAATACATCCAAGAACAGCACAAGGAATAATAAAAGAAAAATACGGACAAAAAAAAGGTTTAAAAATGGGACAAAGACCAACATTTAAACACAGGGTTGATTTAAAGTTAAGTAGGGTAAAGGGAAAACAATTCAGATATATAATACCTTTAAATAACTATGCAAAAAGAAATTTAAAAAAATCAACAGTAAGTTGGACAAAAAAATATCCAAAAGAGAAAGATTTGCAATGGAAAATATTAAAACCAAACGAAAAAAAATATTCCATAATTGATAAAATGCCATTTAAAATAAAAAAGAAAAAAATAAAAATAAACGAACAATTAAATTTATTTAAGGAGAATTAGATGAAACCAAGTAGTGCAAAAGCAAAGGGTAGAAACTTTCAGAACAAAGTCAGAGAGATGATAATGGAAAAACTGGGGATCAATGAACACGATATAAAAACAGCAGTAATGGGAGAAAGTGGTATGGATATTATATTATCCAAAGCAGGTAGAGAAACTTTCCCTTATGCAGTTGAGTGTAAAAAAGTAGAACGAATTAATATTTGGCAATGCTACGAACAAGCGTGTGAAAATTCAGACGACTTAACACCACTATTAGTTTTCTCAAAAAACCACTCAAAAGTAATGGTTTGCTTTGAATTTAAGGATTTATTAGATTTAATAAACAATAGCAACGGATTTAAAAGATTAACAAAGTAAGAGGAAAAAATGCCAACCTGCCAAATATGTAAAAAAAGTCATACAACAGAATTTCATAAAAAACACATAAAGAGATAATAAAATGAAAATAACAGATGACGGCTTTATAATATCTTGTCCTAATTGTCATAGTAGAAATATGATAAAGAAGTCAAGACAAAAGAACTATGACGGATCATACAAGCAACGATACAAGTGTAAAGATTGTGGAGTGCAAACCGTAAATCCTAAACTTGATGATATTGAAATCGTTAGAGAAAACATTAAACTTGCAAAGCAGAAACAATCTGCACAAGACACTAACCGAATTGAACGAAAAGCATTTAGAGAACAAGCAAGATATGAAAACGCAATTACTAAGTTATTATTTGATATTCAATCACTATTGCAACAAAAGAATTTTTCAGACTTTAAATTTAAAAAAGTCAAGCAGGGCAAAAGTGTTGGCGTTCTACAAATATCTGATACACATTTTAACGAACTTGTTTCCCTACCTCATAACAATTATGATTTCAAAGTTGCTAGTAGACGCTTAAAACATTATGTAAACAGAGCAAAACAAATCTTTAAGGTTTATGATATAGATAATGTATTAATCGCTATTACTGGGGATTTAATTAACTCTGATAGACGATTAGATGAAATGTTGAATATGTCTACCAATAGATCCAAAGCAGTATTTCTTGCAGTGGATTTATTACAACAGATTATATTTGACATTGGACAAGACTATTCCGTGTCAGTTGCTTGTGTGACTGGAAACGAAAGTAGATTAAAACAAGACTGGGGTTGGAGTGACTTTATGGCGTCAGATAATTACGACTTTGTTATCTTTGAAATACTACGCCACTACTTTAAAACAACTGATGTGCAGTTTGTAGTTGATGATCCTGCAGAAGTGGTAGTCAATGTTGCAGGACAAAATCTATTATTATTACACGGTAACGGAAGTTTTACTACGCAATACGAAAAGAGTGTCAATCAAATCAAAGGTAGATACGCAGGTAGAGGTGTGCAGATAGATTACATTATATCTGGACACATACACTCTGCAAGAGTAGGAGATATTGCAAGTAGAAGTAGTTCGCTTGTTGGAGCAAACGAGTACAGCGAAAAAGGATTAAATCTATCAGGACGAGCAAGTCAGAATATTTATATTTTCCACGAGGATAAAAATATAGACGCTATGAAAATAGATTTACAATATGTAGGAGAGGAGTGTTATGACATTGATGAGGAATTAGAAAGTTATAATGCAAAATCATCTACAAAACTAAAACCAAAGAAAACCATATTTGAGGTAACGATATGATGTTAAAGTTAAATCCAAAGGAAACAGAAGTGCTAAAACATATTTTTGATAGCCACTATGTTAGAAAATTGCCACCTGAAATCAAAGATGTTGCATTGGAGATTAATAGAGCAATTTCTAATCCTACAAGAGTGACTGAACAAGAATATAAAACACTTAATCCAACTTGGAAACAATGCGAAAATTGTGACGATTAAACACTAATGATTATCGCAAAATTATATCAATGCGTTTATAACGCAATAGTATCGCTTTGTCTTAAATACAAAAACAAGGAAGGTAAAATGTATTATAATACAACAAATGAAAAAGGAAGTTTGCTACAAACAAATATGAAACAAGCAAACAATCAAGAACAATTAACATTAGCAGTATTTCAAACTTATCCTAATGATAATCTATCTGCTTATGATGTATGGCAATTCTTAATTGACAATGAATCAATTAATGAACAAACACCATTAACATCTATTCGCAGATCAATTACTGATTTAACAAATCGTAACAGACTTGTAAAAACAGATAAAAGAGTATTAGGAAATGCAGGAAGAAGCACATACACTTGGAGATTAAAATAATGGCTTACGAACACAAAGAAAACAAAGGTTCTATTTTTAAGAACGAAAAAAAGGAAAAAGATACACACCCTGATTATACTGGACAAATCAATGTAGCAGGAACATTGTATAATATATCTGCTTGGATTAATGAAAGTAAAGGTGGAAAGAAATACTTTGGATTATCTGTATCTATTCCTAAACCAAAAGAGGATAAACCACTAAGTCAAGACGACTTACCATTTTAACAGATTAGGGCAACATTTTAAAACAACAATAACAATTATGGCATTTGAAGGAGTGTCGCAGGTAATCAATCCTGTTCGCCTTTGTGTTAATGCTCTAATTGAGATTATTGTTGCAAATACGGTTGGCTACTGGTTGCCCTAAAAAATATTATGATAAATAAGAAAATAGCAAAACAATACAAGGATTTATTAAAAACTCTAAATGAAGAGAATAATAATCTAAAAGAACGAGCAAAACGCAACAATAAGATCAGAGAAAACTTAATTTTGCGTAGTTTGGAAGATAAAAAAGACTAAATTCAAAATAACGCATTATTTACGGTGTTCATACCACTTTGTTCTATCTCGCTTATGATATGCTATTAAGAGTGTTTTTATGGCTTTGTAGGGGTATTTTAAGAAGAAAAATTTCTTATAATTGCTCTTCAATTTCAATATCAACATTGAAAGCATTATAAGCCACTTCTGATATGGTTAATTTGTTATTTACAAAGCGAACTTCGGTAGAAGTTGTAAAATCATCTTCACTATAATAAAAAGAATTGAGCTGTCCTTTGGCATAATCAAACAATGCAACCAATTTATCTTTATTAGTAGCATCAAGATTGGAATAAGATAACTTTCTTGAAAATCTGGAAGTGCTATGATTTGCAACTGCGTATGTTTTACCACTTAGTGATTTTCTTGCTACAACGCCATCATACTCTTTTGGTTGTTCTGATGCAATATTTGGATTACGATTTGGAGAATAAGTCGCTTTGTCTGATCCGTTAGATGCTGTTGAGTATTTTGCAGATTGTATAGCCATAAGTAAATTTACCTCTTTTTATATTTCTCTCAAAGTTACTTTTAAACTACCTGGACTTCTTGTTATTCCAGTAACTATAAATACAGTAGTTGTAGATAATCCACTAAATACTGGCAAGTTATCAATAACTGATGATTTAAAAGTGCAGAAGTCACCAACTTCCATACCATAAAAATAATTACCTGCATTTGATGTTTCAGAGTTTATAATTTCAATGTTGGTTATCAATTTAGGCACACCATTGATTTCTCTATAATAATTAGCAAATCCATCGTTTCTATTTCCAGTTCCAGTATCCTCTGCACCAATACCACCAACCAATATATCTAATGTATCCGTAGCTATATTTTCATTGGTTTGTATATTATAATTCGTTCTTACAGAATTAGTTGTATCTTCTGATGTTTGTTCTAATAGATGTTTATCGTTAATTGGACTGCGTTGATATTTTATAACTCTTTTTGTAATCAGTTTGTCAATAGGAGTCATAGACAAATCATAAGTCCTAATATCTTCTAATCCTATTGTATGATCTGCTGTTGGTGTAGTATTTGGTATATAAATATATTGAGGTTTTTCATTTGATGTTCTAAAACGAAATACAAAGCCACCCTCAAATTGTGCTTTTTCTAAAAGTTTCATTACTTCTTCTTCTTTGCTTGTCCAATATTGTACTGTCCAACTATTACGAGCTGTTGATAATGCAGAATAATTAGAAGTATTTACATCTGGTGTTTCTCCAGTGCCACCTCTTCCAGTAAAGCGTGATAATAAATCTCTGTGCATATCTACTATATTTGTTACACTTCCAGAATCAAAAGACTTTGTTAATCCATCTGCACCAGTATATAATTGTTTGATAGAAGTTACAGAGTTTGAATTTGCCAAAGTGTTTAAATTAGTGTCATCATTCTTATCTTCTATCTTTGTGTGTATTTCTAAGAAAGCATCATACATATCTATATCAGCACTACCACTATCTCCACCTGCCAATGTTCCATTAAACTCTATAATTAATTCTTCAGGCACTTGTCCATTCTCATTTCCAAATACACTCGCTAATAAATCAACCGTATCATACGCTGCAGCTCTATTTCCAGTTTCATTTGTGATTAGCGTTCTAACTGACGATCCACCTATTTTAGCTGTAACATATAATTGTGAAGTAATAACAGCATTACCTACTTCGGTATGATTGCTTACTTCCCACTTTACTTTGAGTTTACATTCTTGTATCGAATGTTCTTCTCTTACAATATTGTCAAATGTAAAAGTCAATACATCAGAACCATTGGCATCTAAATCATAATCCATACTTGCAAAAGTATCATCATCATCATCATAAAAATTTTCAGGAGCATTTATTGTACTGTTACCTGCACCAGCTGTATCTTCTATTTGAGCTTTATTACTTCTTGGACGAAGTTTATATGCTCTGTTTAAATCAAATGCAGTAAAAACTACATTTCTGTTTGCATCTATAGCACCTTCAT